CCATAAGTCTTGCGTGTTCAAAACTCCACTTCTGTTCCGTAATAATGAAGACAGGAAGAATATTTTGTTTTTGAGCTGATACGGCAGATTTTACAAGAGCCGTTGTCTTACCTGTATCAGAGTGACCCAAGAACATATTCAAGTGTCCTATAGCAGGTCCTGGTAGTCCCACAGCATCCAAGAAATCTTTACCCAAGTCAAAGTATCTTTGTGGTTTATACTTCGCTGAAGTTGAGAATTTCTTCTTTACTGAATTAAAATCGTTTTTTTTGATTGCCATATATGTTATAAATTAATCATGTATGGTACCATACAAGATACCATACATGATGTTTTGTTTTATTAGAACGGTAAGTCCTCAGCAGGTTCGTCAAATAATTGTGGGTCTGCAGGAGCTGAAGATGTTGTTTTAGAACCACCCATCATCATATCACCTGAATCACTGTACAAGTATTTACCTGTCTCACTATCCCAACGAGGTTCTTCACCACGAGAGATTGCTTCCAAATATTCCACAGGTTTCTTAGAGTAAACATCATTCCATGTCAACTCATCTTTTAACCACTCTTCCATAACCTTAGCGTTCTCGTGAAGAGGTGCTGGGTCATCATGCATAATGGTTTGGATTGTTGTGTAATCTTTTCCACCAGGAGTTTTAGATTTAACCAACTGTACAATAAGGTCTCTGCCTTTTTGTGAATCAGTTACGTCACCTTTCTGTCTCCAAATTGGGATGATTTTATCAAGAATACCGTCATTCTTATAATTGTGTTTGAAACGCCAAAACTTTACACCCTCTTCTTCAGCATCACGGTCAACAACCTTTACGATGTAAAATTTACGGGATTTGTATTGTTTAGCCAATTCTTTGTCCGAATCTTTACCGGTAGCCATCAACTCATCGTAAACCTCATTCAAAGGTGAACGTTCGTTGTCATTTTTACCTGGGTCATAGAATTTTTGCCATTTACCACCCACTTGTAATTCATGGTACCAAACTTCTTTGAAAGGTGAAGAACCATCGGGTGTAGGAAGGATACGTACTCTACGTTGTCCTTGAGATTGTCCTTGTGGAAGAATACAAGCAAAATACTTTTTCATTCTTTCCTCTTGTGACATTCTGTTAGAGTCTCCGAAAGACTGTGTGTTTTTTTCGTACTGTGAAAGTACTGCGTCAAGTGAACTCATCATGTTTTTTGTTTAATTAGATTGTTAGTTTATAAATTATAGTTGTTATTTTTTTGTTCGTCAAATTATTTCGCCAAATAAAAAAGGGCCACAACGTGACCCTTCTAATATAGTAAAAAATTGTAAAAAATCAATTCATTTTAAAGGAAGTACCCGTTGGTTCATCACCATAATTATCAAAAGATTTTTTGATATCTGAAGGTACTATATTTTCAACTTCATCTGAAGTTAACACATATTCATTTTTTCCTGACTTTTCCAAATCTTCTTGTTTGTCTTGAAAAAAATCAGATAATTTTTGATGGAATGGACCGCTATCCAAACTTCTTAATTCTAATTTTTCTTGCGGTGTTTTTGGTCTAGATTGTTCAATTTTTTCTTCCATTGAGTTTAATTTTTCAAATACTTGGTCCATAGAATTTAATTTACTCTGCATGTCCTCAATTTGTTTAAACATCATGTCAAAATATTCTTGTTGTTTGTTTTCAATATTTTTTTGTGAATTTACTAAATCAGTAATATCCAATTCTTCAGAACCACTTTCATTGTCCTCACTATTTCCATCACCATCAATTTTCTCAACCTCAGTATCTGTTTCCGTATCAATAACTTCAGGTGCTGCCGGTGGTGTTGTTAATGTTGGGTCTGCAGGTGCTGCTGGGTCTGCAGGTGCTGCTGGGTCTGCAGGTGCTGCTGGGTCTGCGGGTGGTGTTGGTAAATCACCCAAAGCATCTTGTTCTACAATGTACTTGTTAATAGAATTGTGTCTTTTAATTTCCTCTATAATTTTTTTATCAATAGCCATTTTTTAACCGTTTAATAATTGTTTAACACCTTGTGGTGTTTCTACTTGAACTCTTTTATTTGTTCTCATTGTGTTATCAACTCTTTCAATAAGACCGTCTCTGTCTCTAACTGTATAACAATTACCAGTGTCTAAATCACATACTTCAGTAAATCCATTTCCGGCATTTTTTTCTGTATATCTTGTGTTCTTACCAAGATAATTGTCTAAATGTTGTTTAATATTCATAACTATAGTTTCTCAATAAATATCATTAAAAGTTAACAAGTTTGTATTTGGATAATAATTCAGCCACATTTTCAGCCGCAGTTATAAACGTTTTTCCCATATTTGCATTGGCCTTTTCCCATTTTTCATAATCTTCGTTTGTTTGAAATCTGTTTTGTGGCCAATATCTAATCCAAATTTGATACATATTATCAATATAATCTTTTTTTGTTACCCATTTTGGTGGAGATAGAACTTGTTGATTTTGGTCATTTACTATTAACAATGGTGCAAACAATAAACTTTTTGATAATACTTGTTCATTAAGATAATAATCATTTATAAATTTAACAGAATTTGTAAATGACTCACCAGATGTACCAGTTGTAAATACTGCACTTGGTTGAGCAAATTCATTTTGATTAACTTTACAACCAAATTGTTTTTGAAAATATTTTTCTCTCCCACCATAGTTTATTTGTTTTGGGAAGGTTGCTCCACCTAATGGTGTATTACCTAAATCAAAGTTAAATGTAAATACAGAATTATCATCATGACCATTAACATATGCCGTAAATAACACCATAGCTCTTGCAGGACCAGATGTAATATTATCTCTTATTATTTTTGCCAAATCGGCAAATGATATTGATTGTTGGGTATTTTCAATACCAAGATACTTTTGATATCTTGGATTTGTTGTTAACATATCTGCTTGACATTGTGATATACTACCAGATGAATACTTAATATTATCTTGAACACTGTTACCAATAGTAATAACATTTATTGTTGGTTGTGTCGCGGCAATTTCAGTTTCTTTTTGTCTTTTTAATATCTGAACTAATTGTCCTAATAAATTAGCGTTGATTGAAACTAATTGTTTTGTAATTAATGGTAATGAATATATTGGCATCCTAACACCACTAAAGAATGTTTTAAATTCACCGGCACTAATTGTATGTTCAACTGATTGAATCATATACGGACCTCTAAACATTGGTACGTTTCTTAAGTTAAAATACATTGTTGGTTGAATCATCGCATTACCCATTGACTCTACCCTACATTCATAACTTCTATTTTTATACAAATTATATAAACTAACGTTTTGTGTATTTGTTCTTCTACCACCTGCTGAGTTACTCATATCAGTAATAACTCTATTAGCTTCTGTTGTCGCAGCGGCATTGTTTTGGTCAAGTTGAATACTATAAAAAACACTTTGGTTTCTAATTCCAAAGTCTACATTAAATCCAACAACTTTATTTGATTGTGCCCAATCTGTTTTTGTATTTTTTACTTCTGAAAGTAATGGCATGTCAGATGACCTTGATAAATCAAAAGCATCAGTTCTCCATCTATAATCAGCATTTTCCCTCATATCCAAATGTTCACTTGGTTTTCCTGCGTAATAACAAACAAACTTTGGTTGTGATTCTCTATAATCAACATCTAAAAACGTACCAAAGAGTGAATTTGCCAAGTTATTAGAAGTTTCAGTTCTTGGTGGTGCTCCTTGTGTAACTTCACCAACTCCCCAAAAATTCATATATGCCGGTAGTGGCATCATTTGAAATTGGTTGTCTGCAATAATTCTACTAACAAAATCAATAATTCTTGTATTAAGTGATGTTGTACCTGAAAAGAAATCTTTTAATTTATAAACATCAACTAATACCTTATCACCAATATCTCTATTAGCTCTATCTAAAAACATTACGTCTTGATATAAAGTTCTATCTTTAAATTCACTACCAGCAATCCATTTATCATTAAATGATTTGAAAGCTTCATAAAGTTCAATTTTTGGTTGTAAACCATCAACAGCTGATAAAATTGGTTTTTCAGTTGTTTGTGTTACATTGGGTAATTCTTTTTGTAACGTAGGAATTAACTGACTTAAAACATAATTTAAATATTCATTATTATTTATGTAAAAATTGTTAATTCCTGTTATAAAATCAGTATTAGTATATACACCATTATTTAACGATTTTTGAGTTCCAAATATTTTTATAAGGGATGAAAAGTTTTTAACATTACTTTCAGTAAATTCAACATTTAATGTTGGGAAAAAGTCTGTATAATAACTACCTGAATTTGAATATGTTAATCCTGTTGTTGTTGCAAATCCAACGTATGTTTCCATTGCTTTCCAAGCTTCAGGATACGCTAATTTAGATTGTGCTAACGTTATCTGTGTTACAGGACCGTTAGTAACTGGTACTGTATTTTGTACATAAGCTTTGTATGGATATGGGTCAACAACTTTGTTAAAATTTGTTGTATTTAAAGTTGTAAAAGTACCAAAAACACGTCTGTTAAAATTACTTGGGTTTCCATATTTAAAAACAACATCATAATTTACAAAAGATTGTACCACAGTATTAACCTGACTTAATTGAGCATTTCCACAATCTGTTACATATTGGTCTAAGCTACTTGTTAATGTAATTGTTGGAACCAATAACATTTGTGACATTAATCCTTGGAAGTTTCTATTTGCATAATTTGAATCTAACAAATCTTCAGACGTTAAATCTGTAAATGATTTTGAAAAATTTAAAAACTCCAACTCAAAAGAATCTAAAATCTCAGTTTTGAATGTACCAAAAACATCATCAATTTTTGAATATGTTTGTCCAAATTTGACAACATCTTGAATTGATGTTTCAGGATTAATCTCCTTCATATATTCATTATAACCAGGTTTTTTAATACTTGATAACTCAAAGTATCCAAAATTTGGTGCCGCCCAAAATGGTCTAACAGAACCATTAAAGACTGCTTTATTATTTTGCACTTCTTGTGTTTGTGTTAAACCTGTTATTGTATCTTGAAAACATTCTGCAACAACTTGATTATATATCGTTCCAAAACTTGGCATCAACAAAGTTTTATATTGTTGGTTTGATTTAAATTTTGGTGAGTTTTGAGTTTCAAAAGATGTAAAAAAATTATTAAACTTTAATGTTTGATTTGGTGTTGAACTATAACCATCTTGTGTAGCAATTTGTGTTAGTGGTATATTTCCAACAACTAATCCTTGATTAATAGCTGTTTGTATATCTGTATTAGTATACCCTGTTAATAAATCCTGACCTGTAACTAAGAAATAAGTATCGTTAATGATTTTAGGATAAAACCCAAGATTCATTTGTACTTGTCTTAATGTTAAAGGTGGTGGTGAGATAGTATCCTGACAAACAATATTGTAATTTTCAGTCAAAGATGTAAACGTATATTGTTTTTGTAGTGATGAAGAAACTGGGTCATAAAGATTTGCAACATTAACATCTTTCCAAACCGTATCTAATATATCAACATTAGTTTCAATATATTTTTTATAACGATGCCATATAGAACCATATTTTATAATCCAAGCATATGGTAATTTGTGAACACCACCATATTTTGTTAATGTCGTAAAGATATAATCTAAATCTGTAACATTAGTTGTTGTAATATTTTTATATTTTTCACTCAAAGTTGCCAATGGTAAAGAATTTAAAAACAAATAGGCTGGTAAAACGTAAGGTGTTGTATTTGTATTTGCTCTGTCTTTTTCAACACCATCCTGTAATGCATTGATAAAGAAAGGTGTGTTTAACATTGATGTTGTTTGTAATACATCAACATTTCCTGTTTTGTTTTGGTAATTTATTGGACCTTCAGTAACTAAAAGATTATTACCTAATCGTCTTTCACTGTAAAATTGATTAAATGCCGCCAAGGCTCCTACTGGTGCCGCACCTGTAAGATTTCCCGACCCACCAATGGTCAATGTTGGTTGTGGTGTTGTCAGTGGTTGAATGATACAATTATTAACAAATGGTCTATTTTCATTAAGAGAATCAGGATTTTGATAGTTCGTAATGTATCTTTGAGTGTCATTTAAAAACAAACTTTTTGTTGTATCAAAAACATTTCCTTTTGATTCTTTAACATTTGCCAAGTTTTTATTTTGCCAATCAACACTAACAAACGGATACACATCCATTATGTTTGTTTGTGTGGAGGTTGACGATTTAATATAGTTAGATAAATTACTTAATGATTGGATATTCTTATTTGTCGTTGGTCTTGATTTAATAAACGAACTATTTAAAATAGCAAAATCATTATTGGTTATTGTCCTTAAATATTCTGAAGTAAACTCCCCCCTTA